AGTATTGTTTTATATGGATACTTTATTGCTTCTGTAAATATATTAGTACCTTCTGTTTTTTCTTTAATATTATTTGCTGCATTTAATAAAGCTATACCACCGCCTGGAACTATACCTTCTTTTACCGCGGCTTTTGTAGCGTGTATCGCGTCATCAACTCTATCTTTCTTTTCTTTAAACTCTACATCTGAGTTTGCGCCTATTGATATAACTGCAACGTTACCAGATAATATAGCTAAACGTTCTTCTAGCTTTTGTGTTCTTAAACTAGGATCAAGTGTTTTAATTTGATCTTCTATAGTTTTTATTCTGTCTTTAGCTTCTTCTGGTATTTCAGCAACTTTTAAAACTGTTGATTTAGCATCTGATACACATCTTTCACATTCACCTAACATATCAGGTGTGATTAAATCTACATCATCACCGTACTCTTCATTTATATGTGTAGCTCCTGTAACAGCAGCAATATCATCTAAAAAATCTCTTTTCCAAAAACTAAAACCAGGTGGTGCTATGACACTAGCTTTTATATTACCTTTTATTTTATTCATTACTAATGCAGCCATAGGTTGTTTTTCTAACTCACCTATTATTAGTATTGATCTGTTTTGTTTAACAGCATATTCTAATACGGTTTGTATTTTTCTTACCGATGCTATTGGTGAACTAACTAGTAATACTAAAGGCTTTTCTAATGTAACAGTTTGTTTACCTGTATCTGTTACAAAGTTTGCATTAGCAAATCCTTGATTTATTTGTGAACCTGAAACTAACTCGACTGTAGTGTCTTCTGATTTAGTATCAGGATCCATCATTACAGTACCGTTTTTACCAACTTGTTTAAAAGCTTCGCCAATTACTTTACCTAAGCTTTCATCGTTGTTTGATGATATTGTAGCTACTTGATCTACCATATCACCTTCAACTGGTACTGATATATTTTCTAAATATTCAACGGTTTTATTACAAGCTTCTTGTATATCTTGTTTTATACTTCTTAAACTATCACTACCTTTGTTTTTATAAGCTTCATTTAATATAGCGTGGGCTAATACAGTAGCAGTTGTAGTTCCATCACCAGCTTCACCAACTGTTTTTCTAGCTGCTTCTTTAATTAATGTAGCACCTATATTTTCTACAGGTTCTCTTAAATTAACAGAGTTAGCAACAGTTACACCGTCTTTTGTAATCATAGGTCTTCCCATGAAGTCTTCTAGTATCACACATTTACCGCTAGCTCCAAGTGTGGAGCTAACAGCATTTGTGAGTTTTTCTATACCTGCAAAGACTTTTTCTTTAGCATTGCTGCCAAATGTTAAAGCCTTCACAATGTCTTGTGGATTTTGCATTTAATTTAATTTAATTTAGTTAATGTTATTTAAAAGTTTTAACAACTTTTGGACCATTAAGAAACTCTACTTTTTTACCGTAGTGATCAACTGATCCGTCAATAGCAGCTTCAGCGCCATCAACTGTTTCTCTTCTGGTTACATCAATCCAAGTATCTTCTTCCTCAGGATGTTGGTACTCGGTTTGGTAAAAACCATTTGGTAACTGAGTTATTCTCCAGTTCTTTTTGTCAGCTAAATGCTTCCAAAATTCAACGGTTTCTTTGGAAATTTGTGGTTGACTATTCCACGTTTTAGTCGAATAAAAAAATGTCATTGGTTTTGGTTTTAATTAAACATTGGTTTTGCCCTTACCCGGGCCGGTTATTTTTCTCCGCAAGGCTTGCCTGTAGCAATATTAACCCAGCGCTCTTTCTGAAACCAGTCACGTAATGTAGCGCCTTTTTTACGAGCACCTTTTACATTAGATGAACTA